TATGGTGAACTTGGCTGGATTCCATTTTCGACCTGATATTATTGACGTATCATATTCTTGTAGCATATGTATTTCACGCTCCCAATTTATTTTGGTTGAGGACGGGCATATGATAAGTATTTTTTTCGCTCCACTCTCAAGAGCCGCTATAATAGACGTCACGCTTTTTCCCAGGCCCATGTCTAGTGCCAATATACATTTTTTTCTACTTAATAGGAATTGAACACCTTCTTTTTGGTGTTGATAAGGGGTTCTACCTAAAATGTCTAAATCGATATATTTTTGAAAATCAACATTAACATCAATAGACTCAAAATATGGGTCATCAAGTACTTGCGTCTTAGGTAACCAATATAATTCATAAGACGGTTGTTTCTGCGTCAGTTTTCCGTACACATGAAACGCTTTTTCATTCTCAGCCAATATGAAGCCGATATATATCCTTTCAGGTACGAATTTAAGGTTATACTTAGTTTGGAATTCCGTACCTAAATAAGAACTTATTCCAACAACTCTATCAACCTTAAACGGTTCCTTATCATGGTTCTCCAATATATAGGCTTCTTGGTTGGGAGTTAGGGTCAATTTACCCTTATCGATGAATTTAACCTTCAGTTCTGATAAATAAGGATTCTTCCCAGAATATGAACTGAGTTTATCTATCGCGCCAACGCCTTTAAGGTCAGATAAGTTAATTGCCATATAATAAATATATGTCAATAATACTAAATAGTCAATAGAAACATAATAGACCTTGCGATATTTACTATAAAAAGCAATATTATGAGCAGACCTAATATCGTACCAATCACAAGAACCAGCAAATTCTTTTCTGGTAGGGATTTTGACCTAGAAATAAGGATGTCAAGAGAGTTTGTTGAAGGTGATGGTCATTTTAAAGTGGTTCTTTATCGCGTGGATAGAGATTTGACACCAAGCGACATATACAATGAGGCCAGAAAAGGTGAAGTTGTATATAAAACACCAGTTGAACTTTCCGTCATGCCACTCATAGCGGAACCAGAGAATAAGACATTTAACGGAAATGGTAGTTTAAGGGATCTTCAGGACGGAACGCTTTCATTCAGCGTTTACAACGCTCATCTTCAAGAACTGGATGTCGAAATATCTTATGGTGATTATATCGGTTATCCTGTAACTGAGACCGAAGTAAGATTTTTCAGTGTGGTCAATGACGGAATAAAGAATTACGACAACAAACACACTATTTACGGTTATAAGGGTGCATATAGAACCATAGTGTGCGCACCTGTGGATTACAGCGAATTTGACTCACAATAATAGATGGCTCTGCCCAAAGGTTTCCGTAACGATATTAAGCTGGTCAACCCAAAAGTTGGTCTTGAGCGCAGACAAGAGATGGTTGATTTCTTGTCAGAGAAAAATACGTTCCTACCTAAAGGGGTACATTATAAGGATATAGATACGACTTTTATAGATTTCATAAAACAAGACCTTAAGATTGAGGTCGATGGTGAAGAAGTGCCTGTTATATTCTTAACGATACAGAGATATTCTGAATTCACAAAGACTTGGAAATTCACCGATGAATATAAAAATATCAAGCTACCGTTTATAACCATAGTCAGAAAACCTGACGTACAGGTCGGTACGAATTATGCTGGATTGTATAACATACCAGGCAAACCACTATACACCTATTACAAAGTACCAACGAACGATGGCGCCAGAACTGGCGTTGACCTATATAAAGTTCCACAACCGACATCCGTAGATATCACGTATGAGGTAAGATTATTTACCAATAAGATGTCAGACCTGAATCTTTATAACGAGAAGATTCAAATCGCATTCAACGCCAGACAATATTACATATGGCCAAATGGTCACCCAATGCCCGTTACATTGGAAAGCGTTGGTGACGAGTCCAATATTGACGACTTTGAAAATCGTAGATTCTACGTGCAACCGTTTGAAATGCTATTGGCGGGTTATATTCTGGATGAGAATGACTTTGAGGTCATACCGACGATAAATCGCGCAATGGTAATGTCCGAAATAAGTGCGGACCCTGCTAAGGCCAGAACCTCTGAGAAGAATGTCAATACCAGAGGTCCAATTGTCGCGGTTCAAGGTAACGTGAGAGTGGTGAATACGATAGGTAATTTTATATCTACGGTGCCTTGTAACGAACAGTATATTGTACAGAATTCAACTATTTCAAATTCAGGTAATACTTATTCGGTATCGTTACCAGCCACAGTTAATTTATCATTACCTAACGTAACGCATTATGATAGTGATGGTCAACCTGTCGAATTACCAGCTATGGTCGGGTTCACCGCACAGACTTGTGTTTATTATCAAGTATTATCAGATTGGGTCAGCGGTGCAACGGGTACCAGCATAAGTTATATGGGTATATCTGAGGTCGGCACACCAACAAGCGCCTCCACTTGGAACGTTACACGATTAACTATTAACGGTGACGGAACGGCATCATCTGGTACAAGTACTGGGTCTTGGGATAATAGATATATTTTACCATACTCATAATAATTATAATAAATCGACATAAAAAATGGAAACATATACAATGACATACGCATATGCTGAGGTTGGTGGTAGTAAATGGGGGTTAAACCTTCGCATTTATCAAAGTAGTGACGGTGCTGAAGTTGCTAAGAAGCTAGCAATCTATGATACCGAGGCTGAACTCTTAACATATGTTGACGGAATAAAACTTCAATTGGAGTTAAACCCTAATCAAATACCTACACTATAATGGCTTGGTACAGAGCAATATCGACAGGAGTAGCTTCTGACCTTGCAAGGTGGGAGGTTAGTACAAATAGCGGTTCAACTTGGACTGCTGCATCAGTTCTTCCTACCGTAGTAGATGAAGTTTACCCAAACGGTTTTACCGTCACTTTAGATTATGACATCGTTGCCGATAAACTCATCAACAGAACCGCGTTAGGTGTAGCTGCTGGTGGCTCATTTCCTATCGGTGCAGCAAACACAATCACTGCCGACATTTACGGTGGAACTGTGTCTTGCGTGAGCTACAATGGAACCGCATTCAAAACTATTGTGGGTGACTTATTTGGTTCAATTACCACTGCTCTTGCCGCAGCAGTTGACAATACCTCAACAGGAACAATCTACATAGTTGGTAATGCTACTGGTGGTTCAGTGAACGGTTCAATGGCAATTTACAACAGAAGTAGTGGTGTAAGTCAAGTAGTTGGTGACTGTATTGGAGGGACCAGTACTAATGCACCTGGCTTACACAACGGTGTCAATCCTGGTAATGGTGGTAATTGTATAGTTGCAAGAGCAATAGCATCTTCAACACACGCAGGAATAACGTCTTTAGGTGCTATAATCACTGTTGTCACAGCTATATCACACACCAATGTGGTTGCGTTGCGAGGTAACACTAGCAGCATATACCACGTAACCAATGCGATTTGCACTGGTGGACAGATGATATGCGATGTAATGACAAGAGTGTTAATGCAACCTAATGGGTATTTTCAATTCCCTGATACAGCATCGAATTTTACCATCTATAATTCATTAGCATCACAAGGCCAAGCATCTGCATCTGATGTTCGTTCAGGTACTTCTTATGCCAACGGCACACTGACGGGTACTGCTGCAATACCACCTGCTGCATCTGTAGCGTTGAATGTACCCGTGGATAACACTGTAGGTAGTTATGTGTTAACAGTTGACACTAACGCTATTATTAGTGGTGTTACAAGTGGTTTAACGGCCAATTTACCATCTGTATTATCACAGCCATTAGCTGAGGACTTATTGACAGAAATATCCACTTCTTCAAACCCTGTTGCCGAAAGACTTAGGAATGCATCAACAGTTCAAACTATTGGTGCTCAGTTGACCGCTTTAACAATTTCTTAAGTTTTTTATTATTGAAAGGTTCTTTATGGCGCTTTCGCATATTTATATAAAAAGCTAATAATATTAAAATAAAAACCGATATCTAAATGCCAGCAAACAGTGTATTTGTAAGCCCAGGGGTGTTTACCTCAGAGACCGACTTAACGTTCGTTACCCGACAGATTGGTGTAACCACATTAGGTTTAGCAGGTGAAACCGTTAAAGGTCCCGCTTTCCAACCCGTTTTTGTTACAAACTATGACGAGTTCAAAGCGTTCTTTGGTGGTCAGAACCCCACTAAATTCAAAGCTACAGGTTATCCTCAATACGAATTACCGTATGTAGCCAAATCATACCTCACCCAATCAAACCAATTGTTTGTTACTAGGGTATTAGGATTTTCAGGTTATGACGCAGGTCCAGCTTGGGGTATCACTTTGGATGCCGCATTGGACCCATCGACCGTTACAACTGCATCCACAACAAGCTATTCTGGTTTCAGTGGTAACTCGCTTATCACGTTCTTTGTAAGCTCTGCTGGTACTCTGACTTATCAAAGTGCCGACCCTGTTGTACAAGGTCTGATTAATGACGGTCTTCTGACAACCCAATTGTCATTCTTGGCTTCAGCCGATCCTGGCGATTCGGCAAATATTCCAGCTACCTACTTATTAACTCAAACCAATAACGTATTTTCTGGTGCATCATTTAATTTAGTTGTTACTAGTACCGATCCAACACCCATTCCGACTGGAGCTACGGCTTATACTGGTTATACATCAGGTGTTACCATTAGTCTGACAGGTACTGGTTATACAGACGTTGAGAATAAAATTGTAGCATTACTACGTTCACGTGGTGAATACTTCGGAACACAACAAATTACATTTGAAGTGACTGGCAGCTCTAGCTCTAACGCTACATTTGTTGAATTCGCTTCAGCACCAACTACCGCTAACAATGACCCATACGGTGATTTTGCTCTGTCTGGTAACGCATTCACTTTAGGTAACTTCAATTACAATTGTTCATTCGACCCTTCTAAACAGAATTACATTACAAGAGTGTTGGGTAGGTCTGAGAAAGACGGTAGAACTGCTTTATTCGTTGAAGAGATTTATCAGAACATGTTGGCCAATAACGTGACCGATAATAAGGTCAGAGGTATAAACTTAGTTAGCTTAACAGATTATTCCAGCGTTGCAGGTAAACCTTTCGATGACTATCTGCAAGAGTTCTCTCCAGCGGTCACACCATATGTCGTATCAGAACTTAGGGGTTCTAACCTTCTTAGACTGTTCAGGCTTTGGACAATTTCTGACGGTAACAGTGCTAACGAAGACATTAAGATTTCCATCACCAACATTAAACCTAGTGAGCGTGAATTCGATATCGAAATCCGTAGATTTAGCGATACTGACGCGAATAAATTCGTATTGGAGCGTTTCTCAAGACTTACTATGGACCCTAGTGGAAATAACTATATCGCAAGACGTATAGGTACATTGGATGGTGAATACGCTTCTAATTCCACGTATGTTCTTGTTGAAATGGATGATACATCTGACACCTCAACCGCTTTCCCAGCTGGTTTCGTAGGTTACCCACAAAGAGACTATAACCAAGTTTCCAATAACGTGGTATTCCCGAATATCACATATAAGAAAACATATGGTACGTTTGAAAATAAACGCAGAGCGTTCTTAGGTCTATCTAATATAGTTGGAATCGACCAAGACTTCTTTGATTATAAAGGTGTCCCCGATGTTAGTGGCCTTGATATGTGGACTGGTCTTACAAAAGGTTTCCACATGGATGTCAACGTAACTGGCGCTACCATTGATGGTGTTGAAATAGTTATTAACGCTTCAGGTGACACATATTCTCCAATATTCTTATTCGATACAGGTTGCTGCCCATTCCAAACAGAAGCTGGTATACAAGGTACGCCTTATGAAAAAATCTTCGCAAGAAAATTCACATTCGCACCTTATGGCGGTTTTGACGGATGGGATGTTTATAGAGATAGTAGAACCAATACCGACCCATACTTGATTAACGGAACCGCTGGTCAAGCAGGTCTGACTCCTTCAGGAGGGGGTTTATCAACATTCAAAAACCGAGTATTAAGCAATGGTGATGAAGGTATCAACTCAGATTACTACGCTTACCTTGAAGCTATTTGGACATTCAGTAACCCTGAAGCCGTGAACATTAATGTGTTTGCCACGCCAGGCATTGATACCGATGCCAACACCAACCTCGTAGAAGAGACAATCGAAATGGTTGAACAAGATAGAGCTGACTCTTGGTACATCGTAACCACACCTGACGTTAACGCCTCTGGTGAGATTTTGCCAGCAGATGAGATTGTTGATCGTTTGGATGGTCTTTACGATTCAAACTACACATCAACTTACTATCCTTGGATTCAAGTCAATGATACCGAAAACAATGTCTATATTTGGTTGCCACCTACTAGAGATGTTGTTAGGAACACCGCTCTTACCGATAATATCGCATTCCCATGGTTCGCAGTAGCTGGTATACAGAGAGGTAACGTTGACGCAATCAAAGCACGTAAGAAACTTACCTTGGCTGAAAGAGATATCCTTTATGCTGGTAGAGTTAACCCAGTGACCACTTTCGCTTCAGAAGGTATTAAAATCTGGGGTAATAAAACCATGCAAGTTAGAGAATCAGCACTCGATAGAGTTAACGTAAGACGTCTGCTGTTGCAAGCACGTAAACTTATCTCTGCGGTATCTATTAGGTTGCTGTTCGAACAGAATGATGATGTGGTTAGAAACCAGTTCTTAAGCTTGGTTAACCCAATACTCGATAACATCAGATCTGAAAGAGGTCTTACGGACTTCAGAGTGGTTCTGACCGATACACCTGAATCAATTGATAGAAATGAGCTTAATGGTAGAATATTTATTAAACCAACGCGCTCTCTCGAATTTATCAACATCGAATTCGTTGTAACACCGACTGGGGCTTCATTTGAGAATATCTAAAGAAACCCAAGTTCTTAAAAAGATTAAAGCCCAGATTATTCTGGGCTTTTTTCGTATGTTATAGTTCCGCAGTCGTATATTCGGTATATACCTCTGGATAACATTATTTCTCGTTCAGTTTTATCTGTAATGTCGAACCCTTCTTTTTTCAACATAGTTTTTCTATAGTTAAACCTATGTACTCGTTTATTATTAATAACGTACCAATAATTAGGCTTATTTACCCTTGTTTGTGTAAAACCTAATGTATCATATATGGACCCTTCACTCCATCTTCTATCCGCGTAACTGACCAGTTTGATTTGACCGTATGTATTATAGAAGAATTTTAATAGTTTAGAAGCGCCACCTACCACTGATATATCGATTTTATTACAGAATCGGCTTAATTCATAATGCTCACCTGATGAACCGACGCCCAATCTAGGTTTATTGAAATGCATCGATGATACTATTTCACCTTTATGTGTCAAGCATATGTTTATACTGGATTTAACCGATCCTTGTAGGTGGTTTTCATTTAAGAATGCATCCCGTTCGATGTTAGACATAACACGAAGCTCACAATTTCTTGCGTATATCTTATTATCGGTTAAACCCAATATGTTCTTTAAACGTGATTTAACCACATCTTTCTTATATTTCCACTCATCCTCGAATATATGGATAAGTCTGATATTTTTAGCTTCGCATAGATTGGTTTTGTTAATATGGTAGTCATCGGGTTTATATAGTTCAGAATGCCAATATATCCCATCGAATTCTATTGCTATATTTTTTGATGGGATATATAAATCTAATTGGTGCGGTGAAATTACGCTCCTACTTGATGTGATAGTGTCGTAGTTAAGACTTCTTATAAAACCGTTTAATTCTATTTCATAGCTAGATACACTAGACGTACACTTAGAACAACCATGACCATCGTGGTGGTCATATACAACCTGTTTAAAACTACCGTGTATCGGACATTCAATATCTATCTTACTATGTGAATTAATATAGTTAGAAAAATCATAATGATATTTATTATCATGTCTAATATTAAGTTTTATCATTAAATCATGGGCAGAAACTTTTAACTTTTTACTAACACTTTCTTTACCACATTTATAACAACCTTGATTATTTAAGTGTTTAGCTGGTGACTGTTCAAACTCTCCGTGTTCCGAACAGATTATTTTAACCTTTGATTTGGAGCTAACATAATTAACTTTAGAGTAATCGTACTTATCGCCATGGATTTCTTTAGCTTTAACTATGAACGTTTCAGTATCATATGTTTTTTTAGATACCCTACTATCAATAGCGCATTTAGGACAACCTTGTCCGTTTGTGTGGTGTGATGCGAGTTGTTCAAACTCTCCGTGGTTTGGGCATAGTATTACAATCTTAGTACTAGCGTTATGATATTCTGATTTCGAATAGTCGTATTTATCACCGTGAACCTCCTTCGATTTGATTACGAACGCTTCTGTCGAGTCAATCCTTGGTGCTTGACATTTTGGACATCCATTCCACCCTCTTAGGTGGTTTGATGGGGTCTGTTTGAATATTTGATTATGTTCAACACACAATATCTCAACTTCACTTGTGCTATTCACATAATTAATAGCACTATAATCATATTTATCGAGATATTTTTTTTTAGCTTTTTCGATAAAAGTTTCAGTTTTATTTTTTTTCATGTTTTTTTTTCCGTTACCACATATTTACTAACAAAGGTAATAATAAATATCATAAACTAAATAAAAAAATGAGCGACTTACTTATGAAAATGCCACTTCCTTACGAACCGAAAAGGAAAAATAGATTTTTGCTTAGATTCCCTTCTGAATTAGGTATTCAAGAGTGGTGGTTGGCGTCTGCGTCAAGACCGACAATAACCCAATCTGACGTTGAGATACAATTCTTAAACACCTCAACATTCGTATTAGGTAGGTTTACTTGGGACACTATCGATGTCACATTCCGAGATGCGATAGCTCCGTCAAGTGCGCAAGCCATCATGGAATGGGTGAGATTGGGTTCTGAATCAGTAACGGGTAGACAAGGGTATGCTGTGGGTTATAAAAAAGATGTTGAGTTAGAGATGCTTGACCCTACTGGCGTGGTTATTGAGAAGTGGGTTTTGCAAGGAACTATGTTGACCACCGTTTCTTTTGGTGACCTGAGCATGGATGATGATGGTATTGCTGAAATCAACGCAACTTTAAGGTTCGACAGAGCCATCCTTCTTTGGTAATATTTAAATAGTTTAATTTAAACGTAACATCATTCATATTTGGGTGATGTTACGTTTTTTTGTTATATTTGTGGTTATGGACTACATAGAATTCTTCACAGAAAATAACGCCAACGGTCTTAAGACCAAGGAGAAGTATATATCTGAATCATTTCCAGATATATATGGTAAAATCGTTTCGCATTGTGATTCTGATTGGTTTAAAGTTTTATCTTTCAAGGAGAAGATATGGTATTTCATGAACGGGGTGACCGATAGGGTAACTTGTTATCATTGCGGAGCTGATGTTAAATTCAAGGGTACATTAAATAAGGGTTATGGTAAGTTCTGTTCTTTGAGTTGCGCCAATGACAGTGGTATGTTGATTAAGCTACAGAAGGATTCGATAGTTAACAAGTACGGTGTAGATAGCACCAACCAGCTGGAGTCTGTTAAAGCTAAAAAAAAACTATCCTGTATCAAGAATTATGGTGTGGATAATCCTATGAAGTCGGATGCAATTAAAAAGAAATTCGCTGACACTATGATTTCAACACATGGTGTTGATAATCCTATGAAATCTGAGGCCGTTAGGGGTAAGGTTATTGAAACTTGTTTGACTCGTTACGGTCATGTTAACCCTTTTCAGTCTGAAGAAATAAAGAATAAGATAAAATCGACCAATAACAAAAATTTAGGGGTTGATTATCCAACTCAATCTGAGTCGGTTAAGTCTAAATTGAAGGAAATTGGTATCATTAAGCTTAAAGAGCGACACCCGTATATTTTGAGTGTAGACGGGAACATTCTTAAATGTGAATGTGAACGTTGTGGTTCAGTATATGAGATAAGTAGGGTGTTGCTCAATGAGAGACACCGTGAAGGTTATCTGTTATGTACTGAATGTAATCCGATTGGTTCTAATTCAGTCAGTGATGCTGAAAAAAAACTGGTTGAACATATTAAGGGTCTTGGGGTCGATGTGGTTGAGAATGAAACCGAATTGTTGTCTGGTATGGAGCTTGATATATACATACCTAGTCATAATTTAGCAGTAGAATACAATGGACTGTATTGGCATTCTGAGTTGTATAAGTCGAATGATTATCATTTGAATAAAACAAAACTATGTGAGGATAAGGGTGTTAGGCTAATACATATATTCGAAGACGAGTGGATATTTAAGCAAGATATTGTTAAATCCAGAATAAATAACATTTTGGGTGTGAATGATGTTAAAATATACGCTAGGAAGTGTGAGATAAGAGAGGTTTCGGTGGCAGAAGCGAGATTATTTTTGGATACCAATCACATACAAGGGTTTGCAAAATCCAAGGTTAAATTGGGGTTGTACTTTAACGATGAATTGGTGTCGTTGATGACATTCGGTCACGGTAGGGTGCTTATGGGTGGTAAGGTTGATGAATGGGAGCTTGTGAGGTTTGCTAATCGCTTAAATACAAGTGTTGTCGGTGGTGCTAGCAGACTTCTTAAACACTTTATCAATAAGCATCAACCTAAGAATATCATAAGTTATGCCGATAAAAGGTGGAGTCAAGGCGAATTATATAAAGTACTTGGATTTGACCATATTCACGATAGCAAACCTAATTATTGGTATATCATCAATAATACTAGGGAATATCGTTTCAAGTATAGAAAAAGTGAGCTGATTAAAAACGGCTGTAGTAGTGAGTTAAGTGAGCGAAAAATCATGTCTGATAACAAGAGATACCGCATATATGATTGCGGTAATATGAGGTTTCAGATGGCTCTTTACAATTGATGGTTTTCCACATATCATTAAAAAAACCTTGTTTAAGGCTATTTAATGATATATACTATTGATTATGAATGAATATCGCTATTTAACGAAAAAACAGATATATGAGAACTTTGATGTTGAATATATCAGAAGACTTATAGCTTATACCGAGGCTAAACACCCTATCAGGGTGAAGAATATCGAAACTAAAGCTCTATTTGAAGAGTTTGGTGGTGAGCAACCTACTAACGTTTTGGTTGATGATATAAAACTCGACAACAAGTATAAAATAAATGAAGAGGCTACCATTGAGATTCCCAAAGCTTTGTTTGAGGAAATGGTTAAATTCATGAATAATAATAAATCAAAGTAAAAAGATATGTCAGATATTAAACCAAATGTATTTCCAGCTAAAGACGGTTCAGATAAGAAAGACCTTTATGTGACTCCAGCAACAACTGAGGCTGAGGCTAAGGCTGTTGAGGAGATGCGCAAGCGTACTGAGGCCCAGTTGGCTCAGATGAATAAGACTAAGGTTGATGTTCCGACACCAGCTGTCAGTGTCGTTGAGGAACCTAAAGATGTTCTATCACCTTTGGCTGAACCTAAGTGGGGTGCGCCGTATGATTTGGTTCCTTTGCCATCTAAGGGTAAATTATATAAGGGTATCCGTGATGTTGTCAGGGTTTCTTATATGAGTGGTTCTGATGAGAATATTCTTACTTCACCTAATCTTCTTAAGAGTGGTAAATTCTTGGAGGTGTTAATCAGGAGAAATCTTTTGGAGGCCAATCTGGATTATCGTAAGTTGCATACTGGTGACAGGAATGCTCTTATGGTATGGTTGAGGTCCACGGCATTCGGTCACATGTATTCGATTTCCATTTATAATAGTAAAGGTGAAGTTGAGGATATTGAATTTGATTTGTCGACTTTGAAAACAATTGAGTTAACAGTTGACCCAGATGCGAATGGTCATTTTGAACATGTATGTCCAATTACAAAGGATGTAATTAAGTTCCAGTTCATTACAGTGGGTGATGAGGAGGATATTGAAGCCATGTTGGACGCTGATGTCGCTAACGGTGTTGAGGTCAACAATAGATCGACTTATACATTGCAGAGGCAAATTGTTTCGGTCAATGGTGTCAGCGACTATGAATATATTAAAACCTATGTTGATAATATGAGGGTCGGCGCAATTAAAGCGTTCAGAACCTATGTGAATAACATTGAGTCGGGCATAGACTTGAATGTGCAAATTCGGACAAGTGGGGGTGAGTCCATTACTACCTTTCTTCCCATTAACGTCAACTTTTTTTGGCCTGACATCTGATTACAGGGCTTGGTGGGAGGAGGAGTTATTCGTCTGTAGAAAACATATTGGTTGGTCGTATGATGATTTGATGAGAATGCCGATTAATAGTAGGCGTTATCAGATACACTTGTTAAAGAACGAGAATAAGGCCAGAGATGAACATTATCAAGAGAAGCTTGATGAGGTCAGGTCCAAATCGACAGGTACCAGAACGAGAAGGGTTTCTGGGGATGAACTTAAAGCCAAGATAAAACGGGGCGAGGTTGATTAAATATGTTAGAATGCATATTTATCTATAAACCAATTCTGTTGTCATGAAGATTTTTATAACTGAATCCCAATTCAAACGAATTATTGAGGCTGTTGATCTTAATGGCTCATTCACGAAATTAAAGGTGGGTGATATATTGGTATTGAGTATTTCCAGTGATAAGGGTGATTTTGACTATAAGTTCAAAGTCGTAAAAGATATGGGTGATAGTTGGATGCTATCCAATTTCAATGTTGGCAGTGTTAATACTGGTTTTGATTTCTATGTTAAGAAAAACGAGAATATTAACGATGCTAAGGTGGTTATGGTCAAGGTCAGTAAGAAGGATAAATCACGTAAGGAGTTAAATGCAACGATAAAAAATATTAAGTCCGCAAAAATCGGTGATGATGTTTTGGATTTGGCTAAAATTGAGAAATCATATGATGCTGCTCTTATTAAAATTGAAAAGGCTGAGCCGAATATAGATAACGAATCGGCTCATAATAAGGCTGTGGCAGTGATTAAGAATCAATTCGGTGACATCCCAGAGGTTGAGATTGTCGATAATGCTGGTTATGGTAGGGTTAATAGAGGTGGAAAAAGCGGTAATCTTAATCCTGAAGATACTGAATTTACAGACGTATCTGATTTGGATGCGTTGGTCAATAACTTTAAAAAAGAATTTAAAGCTGATCAAGGTGTAAGGTTCACTTTAAAAGAGAACGATTCTTTATCAGTTATTAATTTCAATGTACTATCAATTAGCGGGAATTCTGCTACCATTAAACTTATAGAGACTGATAACGGTAAATATGACATGTACCGTAAAGGTAAGTTTACAATGAATTTTGATAGGAAGTATGTCGAGGTTAATGGTCCGAACAACTACGATATAACATTAATTATTGAGGGTACCGAAAAGGAGATTCCCATTAAAAATGTTGTTAAAATCGAGGCCACATCAAAAAATGATGATGAGGTGAAAATCAGTAAGGAAATGTTGCTGAAATATATACAATCTGACCCAGTTCTTATGAATGCGTTTGCTAAGACACCTATGTTGATGGGGTTAATAAACGTAGGTGATGTCAGAGGGTTATCGAAAGCCTATGAACTACTTAATAAGTCTGGTTTTGGTTTCGGTGATAGCGATTCGGAAGACATAAAAACTGGTAATTTCTCAGATAAATTCACCAGTAGACGCTCAGCAAAGATAAGGTTGTTGAAGGATGCGAATTTTTCAACAGGTCCTAGTATAGTAGCTGATGAAAAGAGAGTAACGGTTGATAAATCAAGGAATAGTGTTATTTTGAAGGACTCTGATGGTAATACCTATAAGATATTAAAAGACTTGGGTGGCGATAAATATGCGGTTAACGCTCAGCGAAAGGGTGATGACTCAGGTGTCACCATAAATATCAAAGTATTAGATTACACATCACAATAATGGCGTTAAACAAAAAAGATTTAGATGGTATTTCAGCTAGTTTGTTAGAGATAGCAAATTTGCAGAATAAGATTTCGTCTGATTTTGGCGCATATTTAAGTGCTGTTAAAAAGCTAGGTGAGTTACAAGAGAATATAAGTCATTTAGAAGCTAATATGCTTGAGCTAAAACGAAAAGCTCAAGCTGCGGAATCTAAGCGAGCCACAGAGGAAACAAACCACAGAAACGCGTTATTAACTAATAACCAAACTCTTATTGATCAGGCTAAAGAAAAATTGGAGCTAGCTGAAGCTGAGGCTCAAATGGCTGAACATATTCTAGATTATAATAAGGACCAATTAATATCATTGAGACACCAGAGCGATACTTTGGCTGGTATTGTCAAGAGCGCAAAAAAGGGTAACTTAATATACGCTGAAACAGGTAAAATATGGAACAAATTACCTAGATTAGCCAACGATTTTTATCGCGAGATTAGAAATCTGGCTGCGGTTCAGATGTCTAAGGATATTAAACAAGCTGAACTCAGTATGGGTATATTGGGTAAACAGTCCCAATATTTTTCCAAAGGTATCTCTAAGGCATCAGAAAGCACCATACAGTTAGGGTTTGGTATAAGCGATATAGCTAAGTCACAAGCTGCTTATTCTGAAGAGATAGGTAGGTCATCTATGAT